GTTCACGATCCTTTTCGATCTGAAGTAATGAATTTCCTTTTAAGAATTCCGTTAGCTCAAAGAATCCTTTTTCAAAGGTTTCAATAGACAATAGTTGATAGTCAAGGTTATCAACCGTAAGATCTTTGTTATACTCTGCTAGTTCACGATCCTTTTCGATCTGAAGTAATGAATTTCCTTTTAAGAATTCCGTTAGCTCAAAGAATCCTTTTTCAAAGGTTTCAATAGACAATAGTTGATAGTCAAGGTTATCAACCGTAAGATCTTTAATTGTCTTAAGTTTTTTATTCGATTCTTTAAGTTCGCTATTAACGCTATCTAATGTGACCGCTGTTGCCATTGCTGTTCCTGTGTTAACGTTTGGATTTTATCTTCTCAAAAGATTTTTTATCTTTTCGTTTTCTTCTTTGATATGTTCCACTAACATAGTTACATATACCTCCCTTTCCCAAGGAATCATTTCATTTAATTCTGCTAGACTATACTTATGATGTTGTATGAAAGCAAAATTTATTTTGTAATGATTCACTAGCGTATCATGGGAAAGGGCTATCCGAAAAAATTGCCAAGACCTTTTATTTCTATATCGTTATGTGTCTTACAGTTTGTACAATCAAAGACTACATTGATTTTAGCAGTAGGCATGTTTTCTACAAACGTTTTTACTTCATTGAACTGATCTGAATTTAATGATTCAATAAACTCTTGTAGTTCTTTACTACTTTGTTCTTTAGCATCAAATACTTCATCATTGGAATATATTGATTCAATACAAACAGTTATTAACTTAAACATTGTATTAATGCCGTTATCGCCTTCTGCTTCAATATCAATTAGTTCATTGACCGTAGGATACTTCATATTGATGCCTACGGTATTTGTTAATTTAATTCGGCGTGATGCAACTTCTTTAGGCACATCAATTGTCAATTTTTCGATGTTAACATTAATTAGATTGTGTGTCTCACAACTCGTACAAGGAACACTGATCTCTGTGGTTTCACCTACGGACTTTGCACGCAATTTCATAAATAAGAATTCAAGATCGAACATTGTAATTAAATTTACATCTACACTACCTTCTGTACATGCTGTTATAACATCTTTAAGAGCTCGAACCATTTGTGTCTGCTCATTTGATTCAAGAGCTAACATTAAAATACGTTCTTCTTTAACAAGGTAAGGACGGTAAATTACTTTCTTATTTGTTGATGGTAACTTAGTTTCATATCGCGGTATGTCAAGTTTGGGTAATGCCATTGTTTAATTCTCCAATAATAATAAAATTATATTTATAGTGCTTTGTTTAAAACTAGCTGTTTACACTTTCTGTTACTGCCCAGTTATCATATACAAATGTTGCGTTGCATTTTAGTATAGCGTTTTCATTTGCATCGCCTAGTTCTATTGAATTAAGCGTGGCTGGATATGCATTATATAAAGTAATTCTTTTCATAATAACATCATTAGTATCTAGATGTTGTATTTCAATATCACGAGCATATACGTTCTTTAGGTTAACCGTATAATTGCCTTGGACAGAATCAATAAAACTGATTGTAGAGTTTTGCCATGTCTTTAAATGATTCCATGTATACCAGTCATTAGTCAATGTAAATGATATAACTACATCTTCATTTGCAAATGCATAAGGACGTTTGACTGCCTTCATATCAGTCATAACATCGGCCGTTAATATTTGTCGGCCGGGTAATATAACTGAGTCACAAAGGATATTTAATTTTTCGGCATCGCCACTTCTAAATAATACTTTATATCGATTAGCTCTGGCCACGCCTTTACTACCACTTATTTGCGACAATAGCTTTGATATATATGGCAGACTCATGATCGGTATATCCTTTTTGATTCGTTCCAGACTTTAGTCTTTGTTGAACCTTTGAACTGTTCTGTTGGTAAGAATAGAGCAATGTCCCATTCTGATGCAGGTATTAGTACTACGCGTGAACGAAGATGCTTTGTCAAGTAATGTTTAAAGCATGGTTTAAATTCTTTGTATTCTTTTGCTTTAGACAATATTTCATAATTGATTTTAACTTTTGTATTATAATTGTATCTACGATTTGTTGCTACAGCCATTAGACTATCCATTAACTTTGCACGAGTCATAGGATGAAGGTAATGAAGGTTCAATCCATAGAAACCGTTTTCTGCTGGACTTACCATTAGTGTCAATGGGAAACGGTCATAGTATGGCAATGTGTCTTTATGCTTAGGGTCATAGAAGTAATGGTATAGTCTTCCTGGGAGAGGACGAGCTTTTTCTTCTAGTGCTAAGTCAGTCAGCAAATTTCGTCTGTTGATGTTACGAAGATCACGCGCCTTTTCCATGAACCACTGACGTGATTCTGTTGTGCGTGCCCCTATACCAGAACGAGCTACCTCGTCTTGCAGTTGCCTGAATAGCGATTTTTGTAAATGTTCCATATTGTTATTTATATAAATTATTTTAAGATTTTAATACCCATTGCTTTAAGAGTATCTTCAGTCCATATGACAAACTTCCAACCGCGAGCAGCAGCAAACTGTTCTGCAGCTTGCCACTTTGATTGATTCTTTATATATGTCAGTGATTCTGATATGTACTTTTTAGTTCTGCGGCCGGGGTTCTTTGGTGGAGCAGTTTCTTTCTTAGGTTTAATTTCAACAATGTATTCATCTTCTTCAATGGTTTGATACCAGACATCAACAAAGTAGCGATGCATTCTATTATCTGTTGCACATTTATATGGAATGTAAAATTCTTCAGATGCCCATTCTTTTACTGAATCGTTTTCGTCTAGCCAACGGAATGTATTTCTTTCCCAGATCGAGCGATATACTATGTTAGTTGCATCACCACGATACTTTTTAGGGTTCTTTGGCGTAAATTTACCTTTGTAGGCCATATAAATAATCCTATAATATTTAAACGTTATGGAGTATTTATGGCGATTCTTCGCTTCCCATCAAAGGTAGATTCAGACACTAGGCCTTATGTCTTATTTACTACAAATCGACCTAACTATGACAGGAATGCATCAGCCGTGATTTCACCGCCTACTGGCGACAGCGTTGCTCTTTATCTTCCGACTAATTATAACGTTAGTGATATTTTTAGATATGAAACTGCTGCTACTGGTGCAATTGGTGCAGTCTTTGAACTAGCAACTGAAAAGGGTACTAGTGTTACTGGAGAAGATGTTAAAGATGTGTTAGGATCTGTTGCGTATGATAATGCAGGAGGAATTGCTACTGCAGGTGCTGCTACTGTTGGATCTCGTCTTGGCCCAGGCGGTGCTGTGCTTAGCGGACTAGTTACTGCTAGCGCAGCAGGTAATGTTGTAGCTGAAATATCTAAGTCTTATCAGAAAACATTGAACCCACGAGAGTTTATGTTATTTAAGGCTCCTGTGATACGACAGTTTGGATTTAACTTTATCTTTATACCATCTGATCCAGAAGAAGTCAAAGCTATACCAAAAATTATTAAGTTCTTTCGATTAGCTGCATACCCACAAGGTGTCGGAGCAGCAGACATTCAGTATCAATTCCCAGATTCATTTACTATTCAATTTAAAAATTCAGATCAAATAATTAAAATGCCAGGCGTAGTTTGTATCGGCACTAGCATTGCATATAACCCAAACTCGATATCATACTATACAATAGATAACTTACCAGTAGAAATAAGTTTTCAAATATCATTCCAAGAGTTACAACCAATTAGTCGTGCCCTAGTCGAGCAAGGATTCTAATGACTTACTTTTCGAACTTTAAGAAAAATCCCTATACGCTTAATGACATAGGTACACTAGAAGTAACAAACATCGCGCTGTATTCAAAAATATTTGCGCGAGTAGCAGATGACATTGCGCTTTATTCATACTATACATTTGTTAACGGTGATAGGCTAGATACTATTTCACAAAAGCTATATGGCACACCAGACTACTATTGGACTATACTACTAATAAACCCTGACATTATTAATACATATCGTGATCTTCCAAAAGAATACAATGCAGACCTAATAAACTATTTGAGTGGGCTATATCCTGGGAAGGCCCTAAAGTTAGCAACTAATCAATCATTAGCCGGTAAGTTTAATATTGGAGAAGTTGTTACCTTTGGATTATATACTGGTGTGATTGAACAAAAGTTTCCGACATTAGGTTACTTAACTGTTACAGTCACATCAGAAGATTCTTTTCCAACTAATCAGACATTCACATTGACCGGAAGCACATCTGGCAATACAATACAAATTGCAAATGTACTAGAAGGTTATGCGGCACCACATCATTATTTAAATGAGGCCGATGAATGGGTAAGATGGAATGCAGAAGACATGGTTACACAAGTTACGATACTTGAACATGAAACATTGCTAAATGATATAAGAAGTCAGATCAAAATAATTAAACCAGAAAGTATATATGCAGTCGTAAATGGGTTTGAACGTGAGATGAGAAGATAATGGTAGATCCAAATTTAGCTAAAGTTGCCCCGCGTAAGTTCAGATCACTGACCGCAATAATAACTAAATACAATGGTAACACGATTGAGATCACAAATGAAATTACAGAAATTTCAATTTATGAATCAATCTATACGCCATTTATGTATGGCGACTTAGTACTGATTGATACATCTGCTATGTTATCGACTTTTCCATTTGTAGGTCAAGAAAAGTTACGTCTTATTTGGGAACGTGAAGACGCAAAAGTCGAAACAGAATTTTACATTACTGATGTGGCCGATGCATCTCAGATTAATGATTCGACTGGTACATACACATTAAATTTTACTTCAGAAAAGCAAATGCGTAATGCATTCTGTCTTTTCTCTAAATCATATAAAGGCAATTCTGTTGATATTATAAAACGTATTCATAAAGAATACTTACAAGAAGACATTGCTACGACTACGACTGGTCTGCTTTCACATAACATTGTATTTCCATATATCAAACCTATTGCTGCTATCAATATGATACAGCGTACTACACCAGCAGAAGATGGTACTCCTATATTTGTATTTGAAACTCTATATGGTAATAAGACATATTTAAATTCGATGAAAGGAATGCTAGACCAAACACCTATAATGATCATTGAACCAAAGAATGTAGTCAATTCTGATAATGATAAATCTGGCGTAGAAAATATGAAGGCCTATCGTAATCAGGCATTTCAGATGGCTATCATAAAGGCGTATGATACACTAGATCATATTGGCCAAGGTTCTTTTGGTGCACAGACTATATCAGTTGATATTGGTAAACAGATGGCCAACATTACTGATTTTGATTTTAGAAAGCATGCTCCGCCAATTTCAAATGACTGGGTTACTTCATTCTTTGCATTTGAGAATGTGCCAAACTCTGAAGACATCTCAGGGTCAAATGGTGTTCGTGTAAATGGTATTAGGTCAACTAAACTACATGTACAACATAAGAACACACTGGCATATGATGACTTTCCAAACTTAAATGATGTTGACCCAAATGTGTTTGCATCAATGAAGTCATATATGAAACGGTTAAATACTACATCAGTACATGTTCATATGAACTCTGTTACTGAACTTGAGGCTGGTAAAACTGTTGATGTTTTTTTCCCTAGATTTTCGCCTAACCTAGGTGTCAGCGAAGATATAAACGATAAGGTTAATTCTGGCAAGTATTTAATATCTGCTATTAGACATTATATAAAGAACCGTGAATATACAATGTCTCTTGAGTTGATACGTGACGGCATGGGTAAAGAAGCAAGCTTTTATGTAAATGGACAAGTACCTAACTTTGGTGCTCCGCTTCGTATAAAGAAATCTTTACTACCTGATTTGAAGAAAAATTTGATTGATATAATTGGAGACATATTTTAATGGCTACATCTTTTCATGTTGGCGTCGTAGAAGATCGTCATGATCCGTTAACTATGGGTCGTGTTCGTGTTCGTGTATTTGGTCTTCATTCAGATGATCGTATCAATGAAGTTCCAATTGATTCGTTACCTTGGTCAATGGTAATGATGCCGGCCAATGTATCAACAACCGCTAGCGGAGTATCACAGCTTGTCGAAGGAACATGGGTTCTGGTAATGTACCATGATGTTAACCTTCAAGATCCTATTGTGATCGGCGCATTACCCTCAACTCAAAGTACTTCTCCGCCAGATTATTCTAAAGGATTCACAGATCCATTTGGTGTTAACCCAAAGTGGAGCGATGGGACATCTAATACATCACTTGCAGCTAAGCCTGATACGTATACAGAACATCCAGTATATACAGAACGTGAACGTACTCGTGTACCTTCTATTCCATCTAGTAAAAAATATAAGGCATCTACCGTGGCACCTGATGGCGCCGACTCTGAATATGAAAGAGAGTCTTGGGCCGAGTTACCACTTCGTGGTGGTCAGGTATCAAAGTATCCATATAATTCGGTCAATGAATACGAAGGCGGTATGCTAGAAGAATTTGATTCTTCGCCTGGTGCACAACGTGTAACGCGTATGCACCCATCTGGTACTTATGATGAGATCATTGTTGATGGCACTCGTACAATTAAAATTGTCGGTGATGGCTATGAACTTATCATGGGCAATAAGAATATGTATGTCAAGGGTAATCTTAATATTACCGTTGATGGTAATATGAATCAACTTGTCAAAGGCGACTATACGCTTGAGGTTGGCGGTACCTATACTGAAACTATTGCAAAGTCAAAGCAAACAAAAATCATTGCTGGCAATATGGTAACAGAGGTTCAGCAAGATGTATCGACAAACATTGGTGGCGAATACTATATTAAGTCGGCTGGTAATCATTCTTTAAATGTTGGTGGTAATAAACTAGAGCTTGTTGCTAATTCATCACAAACTAATGTAGGCGGCGATAACTCATTATCAATTAAAGGCAGCAATAACATTTCGGTGTCAGGCGACATGGGTATAGTCACAAAAGCTAATCGAATGGATATTGTATATGGTTTATATAATATTGAGTCCGTTGGCATTATGACAATTGATACATCAACAAACTTAGATATAAAAGTTGGCATTAGTGTAACTGAAACTGTTGGTGTTTCAAAGTCAGTTGTTGTGGGTGTGAACTTATCAGAAATAATTATTGGTTCGCGATCTGAAGCCGTTGGTGTTTCAAAGTCAGTTGATATTGGCGGAAGCTTATCAGAATTAATTGGTGCTGCCAGTAGCACTACTGCCCTAGGTATTGTCAGCATTAATGGTTCAATCATAACACTGAATTAAAAAGGATATGGCATGGCTTTAGATTTATCAGGCGCAATTGCTTCAGTACAAGCAGTGACAAATTCTGCATCAAGCGCAGTCGGTGCAGTCACGACTATAACTGCTAGCGGAGCAGCCTTAGCCGCCGGTGCTCTTGGAGTAGTAAATCAATTTACCGATGTCAATAGTTTGCTGTGTGGCGAAAATGGTGTCTTTACAGAAATAAAAAAATTACAAGATACCATTCAGGCACAAGTGATGTTAGGTAAAAACTTCATCAATGCAATTGATAGTATAGTAACTGAAGCAGAAACTTTTATTGATGCAATACAAAATGCTCCTGATATAATCGAATCATTACTTCAACAGACTGCATTAAATTTAATATCAGAAGCTGCATTACAAAATCCTGAAGGTATAGCCGCAGACATACTTAACTTGCGAGCAGCATATCAAGAAGCTGGTCCTGCTGCTCAACAGATTATTGATAACCTTCAAAGATTTATTGAAGATCCACTTAATAATCCACTTGATGTTTGTAATAGCATACCTAACCTTATTAAGATAGGCGATACATTTGTTGAGTTCCCTAAGAAGGCACTACAACCAGACCCTAAGAAAACACCAGAGTCAATTATAGAATCATTCACAAAAGACTTTGAAAATATATTTAATAATGCAGTAACAAAATCAGAAGAAGATCTTACTTCAAAGTTTGAACAATTTATTCCAACATCTGCTAAGTTCCCGTTACCAGATGTAGCAAATGATATTGCAGTGTCTGGTGTTGCACCGATTGCGATTGCGTATACTCTTGGGCCAGGGTCGGCTCAACAGGCAGCAATTGCTCAATCAGCAAAAGTTGCTAGTGTTACTACTACTCAGCCAACACCATTAGTAGCAGCTGCTTCTGGAAAGTCTCGAGCTCAGATACAAGACCAAACCAGGAACGTTGTCCCGCCCCCATCACTTGCAAATCCATTTCCTGATGGTAAACAATTTGTTGCTCAAGACTTTGCTCCATCTAAATATGCAAAGTCAATTGCTACTAGATTAAATACATTGAATCCTGCCATGCGCGGTAGATTTGCTGCTGGCATACAAGATTACGTTAAAACTAATTTTCCTGAAAGAGATATAAATGTTACAGAGGCTTATCGTTCTCCAGAAAGATCTGCTCAGTTAGCTGCATCTGGTATTCGAGCAGCTGGTGCCGGAAAATCATGGCATAACTATGGGTCAGCATCTGACGTTGCTATTTATGTTAACGGAAAGTATGATGATGGCCGAGGCGGCCCAAAAGAATATGTTGGTCTCGCCCGAGCATCAATGCAAAAGTTTGGATTGATAAACGATCTTAATGGAGACTCAGGCCACTTTTATCCAGCTGCCTTTGGAGCTGGAGTACCTAAAGCAATTCAACAAGGTACAACAACTATTGCTTCATATGCAAAATCAAAAGGTCTTACTGTTGTTCCACAAACAACCGCTGTTGCGTCTGCAGATACAACAGAAGTAATAAACATTCGTGATATTCAACGTGCTGCTCGTAATACTGCAATTGATACTGCGCTGGCAGAAGGTAAAACAATTCAAGAAGCAGAAGCACTTGGTCAAGTCGCTGGCAATAATGCAGGAACAGAAGCCTTTAAGAAGCTAGCATAGTGAATATAATAATTAACATACTTGAAACTAGTGGGGGCGGATCACCTCCTGTATCCGATCCGACTGACCCAGGGTTATACTTACCTGATGCATATGAAGCAACTCCATTTTACGCAATAGCAGAATTTCAGTTTCAAGAAATCGTCATTGACCCAGAAACACTAGAAGAAACTATTATATTAACTAATCCATTTAATGTGACTTCTGATTTTAATTTTGCACAGTATGGAATAACACTTACAAAAATTAATGACTATACTGTTAGGATTGATGGACCAGTAATGAATGCATTCCCTTCTCAGTATTATCAATTTGTGCTGCCAGATCTAACAACACCAATCTTGCCATTTGACACAGAAGAAGAGTTCTTATCTTTGATAAGATACCAGATGCCTTCATCAGTAACAATATTATTATCATATGCATTTAAAGTATATTCTGACTCAACTGTATTTACAGTTGCGCCAGTGAATCAATGGATAAACTGGTTGTTTCAATCAGCAGTCAATAATATTGATGCTCTAATTATAAAAGGACTAGAATAATATGCCATCAGTTGCAAGATTTGGAGATGCTGTACTTTCGCCAGACGGCGCAGGAAAGAATTGTGCATTCCCTATGCAGACCTCAGTAGTTCAAGCAAATATAGCTAATGTATTTGTTAACGGTCGTCTAGTTCCAGTTCTAGGAAACTTAGTAGGCCCCCACCCTAGAAGTGGTTGTGTTCCAGACGTTTCAGTATTGACATCTGCATCTGCTACAGTATTTGTTGGCGGACTAGGTGTTGGTAGAATTGGTGACAGGTATGGTAATAATATTATTATACAAGGCAGTCCTAATGTATTTGTTAGTGGATAAAAGGTTATAAATACTAATATGGCAGAATTAAACATACGTGCTCGTGAGAAAGTATACACTGATGTGGACTTTGCATTCCGTGCAAACCCTGTCACTGGAGACGTTTCTCTTAAGAAAGATGTCGAAGCAGTTAAGCAATCAGTCTTAAATATATTAAAGACTAGGCGTGGTGAAAAACCATTTTCACCAAACTTTGGTTCAGGTATATATTCATACTTGTTTGAACCTATAGACTCGGTTACAAAAGCAATGATTGAAGAAGATATTATATTTTCTTTACGCAACTATGAACCAAGAGTTAAGATCTTATCGATAGTTGTTGATGATCTGGAAGAACAAAACGCAATCAATATTAGGCTAGACCTTGAAATAATTTCACCAGTCGTTACGACAACAACCATAGAATTTATTGTACAGAGATTACGCTAATGACAACAAAACAAACTAAACAACTTAATGTTTCAAAATTAGATTTTGATGATATTAAGGCTAACCTTAAAGAATTCCTTAGGTCACAAGACACGCTTCGTGACTACAACTTTGAAGGGTCTGCGCTTTCTACATTTGTTGACCTTATGGCATATGTAACTCATTACAATGCACTGAATGCAAACATTGGTATTAACGAAACATTCTTAGAGACAGCTCAAAATCGTAGTACCGTTGTAGGACATGCTCGTCAACTAGCATATACACCAAGATCTATTACTGGTGCAACCGCAAAGATTGACCTTGTGATAACAAGTGATCCTACAGTTAATAATATTACATTGCCAAAGTATCATAGATTTAAATCTGTGATCGATGGCACTAGCTATGGTTTTGTTACGACACAATCATATACTACCACTGATGCAAATTTCACTGATGTAGAAATTAAACAAGGCAGCGTTAAAAACGTTGAATACATTTATGATTTAAACACATCAGAACAATTTATTATTCCTGATGTGAATGTTGATACAACAATGATAGATGTTGGCATACGTGATTCCGTTAACTCTAGTACAGTATATTTATTTAACCCTGTAAAAAACATTGTCAATATAACTAGTGACTCACGGGTCTACTTTCTTAATGAAACATTTGATGGTCAATATGAAATCACGTTCGGCGACGGAGTTATTGGTCAACAATTAGTAAATGGCAATGTAATAGAAATTAGTTATCTTGTTACGTCTGGGCCTGATGCAAATGGAGCAACTGGATTTACTAATATTAACAACATTATCAGTGATAGCAATGTTACAATTACCACTAGACTAGCAGCAGCTGGCGGAAGAGTACGTGAAACTATTGATAGTATTAAACGTAATGCTCCTCTAACATTTACTTCTCAAAATAGAGCAGTAACTACTGATGACTATAAAGCAATCATCACTGAAAACTTTTCTAATGTCAAATCTATTGTCGTATGGGGTGGCGAAGACAATGACCCTCCTCAATATGGTAAGGCATTTATTTCAATTAAACCTGCAGTTGGTGAAATACTCTCTACATCAGATAAAGAATTTATCATTAACACAGTATTACGTCCTAAAGCAGTTGTATCAATTACGCCTGAGTTCGTAGATCCGATATATACCTATGTCGATCTTGAAGTCTTTTACAAATACGATCCTGTAGAAACTACCCTTTCGGTTGCTCAATTGACAAGCAAAGTAAAAACTGCTATTCAGAATTATAA